TCAACGCGAAACCTGGACCGTCATCTTGCGGGGCCTTGCGTTGTCGCCGGTGCCCGGCACGAGAATGGTGATCACGCATTGGCCGCCCGACAGCCGCACGGAAAGCAATTGCCCGCCCGCCTGCTCCACGGCCCTGAGCGCTGCCGAACGGCAATCAACTCTGCCGTTGGACTTGCTGTCGTTACTGTCGGAATTGTCACTGTTCTGATTCTGGTTCTGCGCCTGGACGATGACAGGTGAAGACGAAGCGCTCTGGCCAGGCACCATCTGCGACATAGGCACGGCATCGGGGACCGGCGCTGTGGTCACCGGTACCGTCCAGGCAATAAGCCCGGCCGCGATACTGCCTATGATCGATTTGGATGCCATCAACTGCCACTCTGCCGCATTCGGTTATCGTGGCGTAAGTGTTACCGAAGAACGGCTGAATGGCAAATGAATGCCTGGTAATCTTGGCCCACTGTTCAGCAGGCATGACAATTCTGCGACAGCCCAAGCATTTCAATTTATTAAAGTATCGGCCTTATTGGCGGTAATGCGGGCATTTGGCTGCGCCAACCTCAAGTTTTCTCCGGGGGAAGCATATCCGATTTGGACACGATGGCGTGGCTTGCCACCAGTCGGCCATAGAGCGCCACAAGCCCGCCAACCGATCCGGCCAGCGCCACCAATGCGTCGGTCAATTGTCCCTGTTCCAACAGGCCGAGCTCGAACCCGCCGAGTTGCAGGCCTGACGCCAGGATGGCGACAAGCGCACCCCAGACAGCTTTGGACAGATACCATGGTTTGCCGTCATTCATATCGATTTCCCTTGTTTTCAGTGGAGATTTTCGGATTGAAGATCAGAACGTGAATGCCGCTTCAGCGGCGATGCCGCTGGCATGGCGGCCAATCTGGCGGACCCGGATGGCGAGCGTCGAGGGTGTTGCGCCAAAGTCTGCGGCCTGCAAATCGGCGCTATAGGCATAACCCGCAGATGTCAGGGTGACGCTGCGCAGGGTCGCCTGCCCGGCGTCGAGAATATCGAGTTGGTAGCGCTCGCTTTCCTCGTCCAGCGCAATATCGGATGGTGTCCAATTGTCGGCATCCGTGCGGCCGCGCCGGACCCAGGTCAACGCAATATCGCCGCTGGGCGCGCGGCTGGCGCGCAGATGCACCGGGGAAAGCGGGGTCAGCGCCCGCAATCTGCCGGAAAAACTGACCGGGCCCTTGGCCGCAAGGCTGGTGCCGGCCGCCTCGGCAATCCAGTTCAGCGTCAGGTCGATTTCGCTGTCGGCAAGATCAAGCGCGGTGACCGCGCTGTTGAGCAGAACCACCTGCGCGCCCGCAACGGCACCGGCCACCATGGCATCCTCCGTGCCATAGAGACCGCGCAGCAGGCCGGACAATTGCCAGACGCCACTTTCCACCTCCTCCGCCGTCTGGAAACCGATCACCTCCCAGACATCGTTGGCGGCCTTGATCGCAAGACGGTTGTCGCCATTCAGCACCGACAGCCGCGAACCGGAGGAAAAACTGCCATGCGATAGAGTAACGGTCAGACGATTGGCCCTGTCGAACCGGCCCGACACACCCGCAGCCAATGCCGATGACAGGCTGCCGAGGGTTGCCGGGCCATCCACCACGACACGGGTCGCATAGTTCTCGGTCTCGGCGGATGACGACAGTACGATCTTGCGCCAGGGGCTGGCATAGGCCGCCGCGCGGGCAAAACTGCCGTCCGCGCCATCATCAAGGCGCGGCAGGTCCATCAGCCGCCACAGCGGCGCAAACCCGTGCGAGGCCCGCCCGCTCTGCACCCGCCCGCTGCTGGCAACGGTAATCGCGCTGGACACCGGCGCTGCCACTTCGGTCAATTCCAACGACAGCGTGCTGCTGTCCTCAATACGCGTTATCAGGAACCGGCCGGATGGCCCCTCCGGCAAGGTCAGCACGTCGCCGGGCTGAAGCGCCAGCTGCGAGGGAGACAGCGACAGGGTCAGGCTGCGCCGCCCGATCCGGTGATCGCGCAATTGCGTTTCAACCACGGCCAAAGCGCTTGCCTCATCCAGCACCGCAGGCAGATCGCTGGACAAAAGCTTGGCTGAGGTTCCCACCACGCGGCGCGAGCGGACGCTGGCATCCTCATAATCATTGGCGGGATCGTAAAAATCCAATACGGCCTGCCCAGCATAATCGGTGCTATCGCCCCGGGTCTCGGTCCAGAACGGCTCATCTTCGGTATCGACGAAAACCCGGGTCTCGACGGCCTTCAGGCTGGCGGCCTGGCGTGAGCGGAACCGCAGCACAGTACCGTCCTCGATCACGTCGATCAGGAAGGCCTCGGTCAGCGGCTCGATCAGGCTGCGGGCCGAGGAGACATCGCCCTGCACATAGCCCGAGAGATCGCCGGTGACAGCAGACACATCGTAATCGCTAAAGCCGCAATCTTCCAATATCGCGGCGATCACCTCGGCCAGCGTGCCGCCGCCCAGCCGTCCGTTCAGCCAATGGCCACTGCGCCAATTGTCGCCATCGGCAAACAGATCGGTATCATAGGGAAAGGCTGGAAAGGGCCGGCTGTCCCAGGTCCAGAGAAAGATATGGTCGGCATCAACCATGCCAGCGGGTGCCGCCTCTTCCTGCCAATAGCCCAGATGCGCCTCCAGAAACCGGCGCTGCATGGCATCCGAGCGCATACCGGAGGAAAAATACGGCAGCGCATTTTCCGAGGATTTTGGATCGGGAAACACGTTCGGCTGGTTGGCACCACGCTCCACCGCCGGGCAACCCAGTTCGGTAAACCAGATCGGTTTCTGCTTCGGCACCCAGGCACTGGGCGTAGAAAGCTCAACACCGCCGACCCTGTTGTAATGGTGGTTTTCCCACCAGGATTGAATGTCCTTGTAGCGATAGACCCAGGGCTTGCCCGCCAGCCCGTCGGTAATCGCGGCGCGTTCACGGCGCTTGCGGGCGGCAAGGTCTGGATAATACCAGTCATAGCCCTCACCAGCGGCGATCTGCGCCTGCATGGCGGCACGGTCATCGGCAATGGTAAACCCATCAGGATTATCCGCAGTAAAATCCGCGTCGTTCCAGTCCGAAAGCGGCATGTAATTGTCGATGCCAACCGCATCGATTGCCGCGCTGGCCCAAAGCGGATCGAGATGGAAAAACACATTCCCGGACCCATCTCCAGGATGGTAGCCGAAATATTCGCTCCAATCGGCACCGTAGGTCAGCTTGGTCTGGCTCCCCAGAATGGCACGCACATCCTCAGCCAACCGCATCAAGGCGGCAACGAAGGGAAAGCTGTTGTCCGCACCGCGCAGGGTCGTCAGGCCCTTCAGCTCCGAGCCGATCACGAAACTGTCCACCCCGCCTGCGGCTTTCGCCAGCAGCGCAGAATGCAGCACCAGCCGCCGATAGCCGCTATCGCAACCGTTCTTGTTGCCGGTATAAAGGATCGTGGTGCCGAGTACGAAGAAATCATCGACGGTAGTCTTGCCAATGAAGGCCTCGACAATGGCGTCCATCGCGTCCGTGCCGTCAGGCGAACCCGCAAGACCAGGGGCCGGTGAACAGGTGATGCGACCCCGCCAGGGATAGGCCGCCTGTTCGGTTCCACCATAGGGATCGGCCAAGCCGTTACCGGAGGGAATGTCCATCATCACGAAAGGATAGAGGCAGGTGGCAATGCCCCGGCTGTTGAGATCCTTGATGGCCTCGATGACGCTTTTATCGCTCGGCGTGCCACCATAGGCGGGACCGCCGCCGTTCTGGCTGACCAGCCGGGCCGACGCGCGCCCGATGCCCGCAACACTCCAGGCACGGCTCTCCTCGTCGCGCCGCGCCACTTCGACCCCCGGCACAACGTCACATTGATCGGCCCGCAGATCGGTTCCGAACCAGCTGACAACAAGGGCGGCGCGGACGAGATTGGGACACACCGCCTGCAACTCATCCAGCGAGGCCTGCCAGTCGGTGGCGGCCACCAGCGTGTTGCGGTTGATGATCCGCTCTTCGCCATCTCCTGTTTCCTCGGTAATGGCTTTCGTCGCATAGCCATGTTCGGTGGCACCGGGAATGATGGTCACAGCCCTGACCTGGCTTTCCAGCGCGCCCAACGGGCGGATCACTTCAAATTGCAGCACGGGGAGACGGTTGCCGTAATCGTCAAGCGGCAAGCGCTCGAACACCACATAGGCGACGCCGCGATAGGCGGGCGCATTGCCCTCGCCCTGCTTGGCGGCAATCAGCGGATCGACGCCCTGATCCTCACTGCCAGGATAAAAGCGCATCTCGACCTCAGTCAGATCCACTTCCTCGCCATCCGCCCAGACCCGTCGAATGGCCGCCACCGGGCCTTCGCACAAAGCCAGCGCCAGATTGCCGTAATAATCGTAACTCTTGGTCTTGCTGCCGGTGGATTTGCTTCCAGAGGTTTCGGTGGTGGTCTTTTCCTCAAACCGCGTCGCCCAGATCAGCGTGCCGCCAATGCGCACCGTGCCATAGGCCCGGTTCAGCGCCGTGCCTTCGCTGGCCCCGCCGATCCGCGCCGACGACAGATGCGAGCCTGTGGTGGTGGAGCTACCGTTGATCAGCGCCTGATCGACCATATTGCCAGCCAGCGACCCCACGGCACGGCCCAGCATGGTGCCAACAGGCCCGAATATGCTGCCAATGGCCGCACCGGCTGCCTGGAAAACAAGAGTTGCCATCGATCACTTCTCCGGAAAACGATAGACGCCCGCGACACGCCGCTGCCAGGCGGGCACCAGAGCGGAGCGAACCACCGCCGCCTGCTCATAGGCGTGAATGAAATGCTGGTCTGCCGCCAAAAGCCCCAGATGCTTGGCGGCGTAATGGGCGCGAAACCGGAAGACCAGGAGATCGCCAGGCAAGGCCTCGCCAAGGCTGTCGATCAGGGTGAAATGCCGCCCCGCCGCCTCAATCAACCGGTCCTCTCCCGACCGCTCCGCCCAGTCAGGCGCATAGGCAGGTGTTACTTCCGGCTCCTGCCCATAAAGCTCCCGCCAGATGCCCCGGACCAAGCCAAGACAATCACAACCAACACCCTTGGTGGAGGCCTGATGGCGATAGGGCGTGCCAATCCAGCCCTCGGCAAGGGTGAGGACATGGGTGTTGATGGAGGACATACAATCCTCCTCACTCAAACAGCACCGACCCGTCATGGGTCGTCTGGCCGCTGACATAGGAATAAGCGAAATCGCTGCCCGGCATATGCGGGAAGCCACGGAAATTGGCGGCATTGGCGAAGCTGTCGCGGCAGGTGGCGAAGCGTTTGTCGCAACCGATGGTGATGCTTAGTGCGTCGCCCGGTGACAATGTTACCTCCAAGGGCAGCCACATTGTCAGCTCCGTGCCGTCCTCTCCGGCGCGGCTGGTTTCAATCTCGGCGGTCAGGCCAGTCTCGACCCCTGATGTCACGGTGATCCGGCCATAGCGGAAATGGTCGTCGCTATAGGCATCCAGCCCCGAAACGATGAGCCGGTCGGATGCGCTCATGGTCACCAACACAGCGCTGACGGTGCGGCTCTCAGCACTCAAGTCGATACCGCAGCGGCTGTCGCCCAGGCTGGCATCGCAGCGGCGGCCAAGTGTGCGGCCCTGGTCCTGGGAGAGCTTGGCGGCGAAGCTGCGCAATTCGGCGGTAAACTGCCCCGTTTGGCGCTTGACCTCGCCAACATCCTGCACCTTGAGCAGAACATGCTGGTCCGGCACCTGCCAGTTGACACGGTAGACCTCGATGCGCGCGCCGTCATAGCGCCCGGCAATCAGATCGGCTTCGGTAATCACCTCGCTGGAAAAACCACCGGCAACTTCGGAGGTCGGCGCCGATAGGCTGTTTTCCGCCTCACCATCGCTGGCGGAAAAACCGCTGGCGGCATGAAACAGCGTGCCAAGCAGGGTGAGATCCCGGTCATGATCGGTAAAGCCCAACACCAACCCGTCGCTGCGGGTCACCCGCCAGCAGGTGCAGAGCGTGGTGGCATCGCCCGCCAGATGGCGCGCCAAAGCGGCATCGATTGTCCTCATGGAATGATCTCCGTCAGCGAAATGGAGGGAATGCTGCCCGCATTGAAGGCTTCGAGATTGATCTCGATCCGGTCCGTGTCGAAACGCACCGGCACATCGAACTGAAAGCCCGCCCGGATGACGGCACCGGACACAGGAATAAAATCCTGATTGAAGGACACCAGCCCGGTGCTGCTATCGCAGTTGAACCCATTGACCGGCACGCCATCGACCGAAATCAGCACGCTACCATCGACCGGCTTGGCAATGGTGCGGCTCCAGCCGCCACCGGCATCGCCATAGGTCTTGACCAGTTGGAAGCTGGCTGTGGTGCCATCACCGATGCCGATCTTCTGGTCTTCACCACTCACCGCCCGACCCGGCCCGGCAGAATTGGAATCCAGAGGATCGCGAAACCGGAACCCGGCCATCTGGCCGCCACGCGCCTCGAAAAACTCCAGGATCGCATAGAGATCGGCGAGCGATTTCACCCCCGATCCGGCATCATAACTGCGGCGCGAATTGGCCCAGCGCTGGTTGCGCACTTCGCGCCCATTCGACAGGTTGACAATATCCGTGCGCCGCACCGGCCCGCCGCTGGTCGACAGCGACACGCGCAGCGGAAAGCGCACCTCGTGAAAGGCTTCGGTCATGTCATCAACACCTTCGATAACTGAATTATGTTGGAAGGAATGAAGTCGTGATAAAAAGGCTGCCGCGCGGCATCGTGTGATGCCGCGCGGCTTTGGATGTCAGGTGATGCTGATCGTGCCCGCCTTATACCGGACTCCGGCATCAGCCGTCATCAACAGGGCCGTATTCCCGAGAATGGTCTGATAATTCTGGTCCTGGGAATTGGGATCGAAGACGCCGATATAGTGGTTGTTGTTGTATTCATTCGCGGCTCCGCCACCGGCAAGGCTGATCATGCGCCTGCCGTTGGCCTCGAATTGAGGATTGGCCAGCGTGTCGGAAACGCAGTAGCACAACCCATCGCCTTCCAGGCCGGTGAAGCCGAACAGGATCCACTTCTGCGACGGAACATGATAGCGAATGGCTTGCGCCATGCGCCCGTTCCGCTCGGATGTGGTATAGGAATCCCACCCGGTGACCTTGAAAAAGACCTTGGGCTGTTGGGGAGCCAAATTGCCCTGATAGTAGCTGTGGTCGACAGTCTCCCACTGGTTGGAGTTGCTATAGAACTGCCATCCCGTCGATGCATCGAGATTGCTGGTGCGGATCATTGCAAAGCCGCTGTCGAGAACGGTCGTGTTGCCCGGCAGATTGCGGACTTCAACGAAGGCATAGTAATAATTGCCTTCCTTGACGATGTTCGACGGATGGAAAAAGCCGTAGGCCGTATTGATGGATTGCGTGTTCCAGGGCTCCGGAATAAGGACGCATCGGACATTGTGATGGTTTTGTCCAAAATCGCCAGGATTGGGAACGGACCACGACTGCCCGTCATTGGTGGATTTCACATAGGTGATGGAATTCACCCAGCGCGTATTGAAGCCATATTTGTTGGAATTAAAACCGGCGACCCCGCCGATGGTAGTCGGCGCCTGATAGAATTCATGATGGGCCAAGGCAACGACCGTCGAGCCGCGCGCAAAACCTGCAAACACCCAATAACGGTTGGCATAGTGCCCTTCGACCGTATCCCGGGGCGAGTTCCAGTTCATGCCTTGACCCCAATTGGTCCAGGTCGCGCCGTTCTGCCAGTCGGATACAACGTTGAACCGGTAGCCTTCCGAATGGGCGGTAATGAAGGTTGGCGTTCCGTTTGCGTCTCGCCATGGATGGATCGGCCCATCTGCCCACAGACCATACGGTGTGCTACTGCCGACATAGCCGTGCGATCCACTGGTGCTGAAGTCCATTACGGTGTTGTTGGCCGAAGTTGTTACGATACTGGTAACCATTTTAGGTCCTTTCTGAGTTTAAAAAATGCCTAAGCAATTGAACTATTTAGTTTTTTTAACCTCCACTCTTTTCGGAACACACATGTAAGGACAGGGCGTTGCCCCACCTCACAAATTACGCTGACCGCGCTTGACGCTGCGGGCCAGCAAGCTGGAAATCTGGGACTGGCTCTTGGTGAAGCTCGACGCATCCTGGGTGGTGACGTTGACATTGACCTGCGTGCCGGAGGAGCCGCCGCCCTGGGTGGCAACCCCAAGCGAGCCATCCGAACCGCGTTTCAGCGGCAGGATCGCCTCGCTGCCCGCCTCACCCATCAGCCCGGTATTGCCGCCATCCATGCCGAAATAGGTGGGGCTGGACACCACCCCACCGGACGCAAAAGGCGTGATCGAGCCGGGCACGCCGCCCTTCTCGAAGGCAAACAGCGAGCTGATCCCCGATGAAAGGCTGGATGTGGCGCTGGAGGCCAGCGACGACAGACTGCTTTGCAGCGGCTGCAGCCCGGACGACAGGGTGATGTTGGACAATTGGTTCGCCAGCGATTTCAGCGTGTCTTCCAGATCACCACCGCCGCTCGTGGCTGATTTCAGCGCCGATGTCAGCGCGCTGCCAAAACTTTTCGAGCGGCTTTCCAGATCGTCGAGGGTCTTGGTCGCCCCGGACGCGTCGAGATCGATCCCAAAGGACAGGGTTTCGTCATCGGCCATGATCTACCTCTTAGATGTTGCGGTCAGGATAGCGGGCCATCAGCGCCTCCAGGTCGGCACGGGCAAGCTCAGCGCGGGCTGTGGCAACGGGGCGAAACGCCCCGCTCATGGCGGCGAATTCGCGCGGGGTCAGCGCCCAGAAGGCCTGCGGGGTCAGCCGCAGCAGGTGAAATCCAGCATGCATCACCGCCTCCCATGGAAAGGGAGGCGGCTTTGCCGTGTCGGATCGACCCGCTGCGGCCCTCAAGGGCGGGCGGGATCGCCTTCACTGATCGAGGCGGATTGGCCTGCGGTTCCAAACGTGACGAGCAGCAATTCGCGGACGATGGCGACGCAGGCGGCAAGCCCGCCCTCGACGCACATGTCGGCGACATCCTCATCGGCGCAGCAATTGCCGCCGCCCCGCAAACCGACGGCCAGAATGCGGATCAGATCGCGGCTGGAAAGCTTGCCACTGGAAAACCGCAGGGCAAGATCCGCCAGACTGTCGGCGGCAAAGGCCGTTTCCAGTTCGGCCAGCGCACCCAGCGTCAGGCACAGAATCCGCCGCTCGCCATCGATCACCGCTTCCACTTCGCCGCGCCTGCGGTTGGCGCGCATGCCCGTCCCCCCGTTTATGGTCCCGCTCATGCCGTCACCTCAAAGGCAATCACCCCTGCCGATTCCAGCGCGATGTCGAATTTCAACTCGCCATCGTGCTCGCCGGAATAGTCAAGCGCCGTCACCTGAAACAGCCCGGTCACCGTGCCAAACGCCGGGATCACCACCTGCCAGCTCAAGACCGATCCGGCAAAAAACGCCGCCCGGACCAGTTCATCGGAGGACTGGTCCTTGAACAGCCCGGCCCCCGACAAGGAAGCGCGTTTGGCACCGGCACCGGCCAAAAGCTCACGCCAGCGCCCGGCGCTGTCGGCATCGGTCACATCGACGGTTTCGGTATTGAAGGCCAGCTTGCGCGAACGCAGTCCTGCAACGGTTACATAATCGCTGCCGCTGATAATCTTCAGCAGCAGGTCCTTACCCCTCTGGGCCACCATAAAAAATCTCCTTGAAAATAACTAGAAATCCGCAAACCGGCCGCCAACCACGCCAGGGCGACATCCACCCCCTCACCTTCCCTCGAAGGTCTCTCCCCAGGGCGGGACCGGACAAAACCGGCACATCCGCCCATCCCTTTTCAGGAAGAAGACCCAGGACAAAGGTAAGGAGACCAAGAGGCCCGCAGGGGAAGCACCAAAACTGGTGCAACCGCGAAAAATACACGCGAAACGAAGGGAACGGTTGCACTCGACGGTGCTGCATGCGCTATGAGACGGTCGTCAGGCTATGACAGCGCGAAATTGCAGCTCGGCCAGATAAAGGCCGGTCTTTGCCTCACGGCGACTGACGGTCTTGATATGGCGCAACGCAATCAGGCGGGCATGGGCGAGCGGCAGTGCCGCATCCTGCAACACAGCGCGCACCATCGCCGCCAGGCTTTCCGCCTCGCGACGGCTGAGCGAGGACCAGGCCTGCAAACTGACCAGCGCTTCAACCAGCCCGTCATCGTCGGTGGAAAGATCCGTCACCGTCACCTCACCCACCATCAGGTAAGGCTGGGCGGAGCGCAGCAGCCGCCGATCCTTCATCCCATCGGCACCGATAATCGCTGCAATGCCAGTATCGGCGAGCGCCGCCGCTGTCATCGCCGTCAGCAGGTCATTGACCGGACTGTGCGTGGTCATCGGACGTCTCTCCAATTTTCTCGCCCTTCGGCTCTTCGCTCGCGCTTTGCCTTTTGGCAGCCGCCCGGCTTGCGGCCTCTTCCACCCTGCGCCGCAGCGCAGCGGTAAAATCCGTCACGGCACCCTGCTGCCCGTTTGCTGAAAATTGCAGGCTCATCTGATCTCCTCCTCACAATCCAGCAGCAGAAACCGCTTGGTCTCATCCGGGTCGCGCAGCGCCCGGATCGCCAGAATGCGCGTTCCCTTCACCAGCCGATGACCGCGCGCCACATCGGTGCGAAAGCGAATGGTCATCCAGCAACGACTGGGTGGCGGCGGGCATGGCGTAAATCTCCATGGTCGGAAAGCTGAGTTCCGTCAGCTGCGGCGTATCGGTCTGGGTGCGGGCCGTGGTTTCGGCCACCCAGCCGGAGGCCATGCCCGTTGGCGCAAACGGCTTTTTCAGCACCGCGCCCGATACCTGCCGGACGCTGGCCAATTGCCGGATCGGCGAGATGGAGGCGAGCCTGCGGCCAATCTCGCTATCGGTCTCGTCGGTGACCAGATAACCGCCATCCGCATCCGAACCAATCGCCATGGATTTGGCATCGAGATCGCGCAGCGCCGTCTCATCACCGCGCCGGATATAGGCCTCGAAAGCCGCCTTGCGCTCCGACGCTTCAAGGCTGGCGGACCCGCCGCGATTGCCATTCGACCCCAACGCCGGGCGCAGCTTTTTCAGCGCCAGTTGGTCCAACAACCGGGATTGTTCGTCCATCGCCTTGTTGATCCGCTCCACCTTGTCACGGGTGACGACATCGGCGGTCAGCTTCTGCTCGATTTCGCCAAGCCGCTGGTCATTGGCCTGCTTGAAACCCTCGAAGGCTTCCATAAAGTCGTCAAAGGCGGCGGCCATGGTTTCCGGGATCGCCTTGATTTCGGGGGCTGTCATCTGATGATCGCTCATAAATCCATCCTTTATTTGAAATTGCTGTTGGCCATCGTCCGGGCTGCCCGGCGCATCGCCCGGATCAGCTCGGTATCCTTGTCGCGGAAAAACCGCTGATGCTTGACATTGGAAACCCTGGCCGAAGGGGCCATGGGAAAAGTGACGACGGAAATTTCCCAGAGATCGGCCTCCAGAATACGGCGAATGCCGGTTTTGGCGTCCTGACGGGATTTCACCGTCTGGAAACCGATCGACAGCCCGTCCAGCGCGCCTGATTTCATAAGGGCGCGCACCTCCTCGGCGCGCTTGACACCGGGGGAAAGCCGTCCCTCGACATAAAGACCGCGCGCATCCTCCTTCAGCAGTGTCCAGCTACCAATCGGCTGGTTGGGATCGTGCTGGTAAAGCATGCGAATTCCGCCTGCGCCGCGCCCCTGCAAGCTGGTGCGAAACGCCCCCGGCTCGATCATGTCGCGCCCCAGATCCACTTCGCCGAACACGCTGGCATAGCCGCTGAACGTGCCGTCGCCGCTGAGATCCGACAGGGTCAGATCGGCAAATTTGCGCACAAGTTTTCTCGGCCCGCGATAAGCGTGCATGAATTCCTCCTTTAATCTGGCCTTTAAACTGGAATGAGATCGACGACTTCAGCCGTCCTTGCGCCCGTAGCGGCCCGCAAACCGCGCCAAAGCCCCCAGCGCCCCCCGGGCCGAAAGGCTGGCAAGCGTCGCCCCCGCCAGCATGATTTCGGCACCGGACAGGCTTTGCAGAATGTCCAACTTGCGGGCCAGCCATTGGCCGGTGGCGCCGCCGAAAATCAGCCCGATGGCCAGCCCGGTGAAAAACCGGGTCGCCGCCTCGCGCCGCCCTCTTGGCAGAAGATAGACCAGCGAGATGGCGGACCCCGCCAATGCCCCCGCCAGCCGCGCACCCCATAAGGGGGTGTCGGGTGTAAAATCGGTCATTTTGTTAATCTTTTCGTCTTATGATTGCGGAGATGGACACAAATCCGCCCTGGTTTATCCGAGAATTCTAATCTTTAGAATCGCTTAAGCGCGTCTGCTCACAAACAGGGTGCGGACGTTCACACTCTGAATCACCCTCCTGCGGAACAGAGTCCGGATCAGGCATCAACCTCTTGAAACTTCGAGGCTTTACGCGTCATACCCAACCGCCTGGCGCTTTTCCTCTTCGGTGAGGAAGCTGGCAGACCCGACCCGTGACCACAGCGCGTCACGCTCGCTGGACAGGCCCTCGACCTGATCGAGATCGGGCTTCAGGCACAAGACCTCGCCAAACCCATCGGACAGAAACCCCGACAGGCTGGCGGCGGTGCGGCGGATCAGCGGCAAGACCGTCAGTCGGTAGAAGGCGCGGTTGGCCTCCTGGTAATTGGCATAGGTATTGTCGCCGGGAATGCCCAGCAGCATCGGCGGCACGCCGAGCGAGAGCGCGATATCGCGGGCCGCGCCATTGCGGGCATCGGTAAAATCCATGTCCCGTGGGGTCAGGCTCATCGCCTTCCAGTCCAGCCCACCCTCCAGCAGCATCGGTCGGCCCGCCTGCATCGGCCCGGAATAGCCCTGTTCCAGCTCGTCTTTCAGCCGCTGATATTGTTCCGGCGGCAGGTTGCCGCCCTCCTTGGGCTGATAGACCAGCGCCCCGGAGGGACGGGCGGAATTGTCAAGCAACGCCTTGTTCCAGGTGGCGGCGGCATTGTGCAGGTCCAGCGCGTTATGGGCGGAAGCCAAGGGAGCATAGCCGCTGATGTCATCGAGCGGATGAAACAGCTTGAAATGCAGGATCGGCTGCGGCTCGCCTTCAGCGGCAACCCGGCGCGTCACCCCAGCGGCGCGATAATCATAGGCGACCGGCCAGCCATCGGCCCCTTCGACGACGCTGACTCGGTCGGGGCGCAACAGATGCAGTTCCATCAGCCGCCCACCAAGCCACAGCGGCTCCAGATAGGCATTGCCTGACAGCAGCAGATGGCCATAAAGCATTTCGAAAAAATCCGCCCCCGTCGCCCGCCCATTGGGCCGGGCCAGAAGCGCCAGCGCCGGATGCTCGCTCAATTCCCCGGCCCCGTCCTGTGGCAGACCCTGATAGAGAAGAAGTGGCACAGCGGCAGCCGCCTCCGACACCAGCCGCACCGCCCGATGCGCCACCGGATTGCCAAGAAAGCCCGCGCGTGACAACGCCGCATAAGACCGCCCCGTGCCGCGCCCGGCACCGGTGGAGAGCAGCATTTCCACCCCCGCACGGGGTCGTATCGCCGCTTTTGTCTGTGTTGGCGTCGCCGACGACACAACAGCACGATTGGCCCGCCGAAACGGCAGGCGAAAGGAAGACAGCATGATGTTCTCCTGAAGTTGCGATATTTGCGCCGGTGACGTGGTAAGACCTGCCCATTGAGGGGCCTGACGACGCGGGTCTGCATTTTCGTGAAACACGGAAATCGTGTCAGTAAATCTCACCCCAAGCCCGCCAAAATAGCGCGCCCATACCCAGCCACCAGGTCCGCCCGGTCCTGCCCGTTGACAATGCGCCGCGCGCCGACCCAATCGCTTGCCGTGGCAGTAAACACGTCGCCAAGCCCGACACCCGAAAACAGCCCATCGCGCATGCCCACGACCAGAATATCCGCCGCCGTCGCCATATTCAGCGCGCGGCCCGGATCCGCAACGAGATCGACGCCCAATGCCACTGACAAAGCCTGATAATTACGCTTATGGGTAAGTTGCACAAAGCCCCGGCCAAACCAGCTATGCCCCGCCTCATCCAGCCGCCAATACGGCGCGCTTACCTGGGGCAAGCGGCCCGCCGCATAGGCGCGCTCCAGCCGGTCGATGGCGTCGGCATCGGTTTTCGCCAGTGTTTCCCGCACGGGCTGGAAGCGCCCCGCCGTTTCATGAAAGGCGGTGGCCAGCACATAGGCGATATGGCGGGGGGGGGGCAGACCATGGCGCGCACAGCCCGCCAGAATGGCGTTGATGCCCTGCACCTGAGCCGTGCCGAGCCGCCCGCCGCACAAGTCACCGCGGATCCGGTTGAAGAGCGATTGCAGCGCCATGGTGTTCATCAACGTTCAATTCCTCTTAAAATAGCAGGGTCTAACCGAACGCGGGTAGATTGAACCCAAAAAATGCTGGGATTTAAATCGGTTAAACAAAATTCAATCGGTTCAGGCCCTGTCACGAGATATTTACAAAGATTTAAGCTTGTGGAACTTTCCGCTCCACCGCTGGTTATGAGCGGCACAGAGCAACAAGCCCTGCCGCGCCATGACAGGCGCCGGGCGGTTAACAGAGGAGTAATGTGATGGACGCCAAGAGCAGCAGCCAGATCAGCAAGACGATTGCAGAGGCCAGCCGGACCATTCCTGCCCATATCGTTGAGCGCCTTGAATCCGAATGGCGCCAGATGCGCCAGCCTTCGACGCAGCCAGCCCCTGCCAGCAAGTAAATTACAGCGTGCGAATGCGCGGCTCGCCCGCGCATTCCAGAAGCAGCGCGGTCAAGGCCCAGACCAGCGCATCGAGTCTATCCGGCGACCGGCCATTCGACAGGCCCTCCGGGCCAAAATCACACATCTGATCTTCCAGATCTGAAAACCGGGCCGCATGCAAAACGCGGCCTTGCTCATAAAGCGCTGCCACCGGCTCGGCCCGCAGATACTTACCGCGTGTCGCTCGCACCATCCGCACCGGCAGATTGGCATCGACGCTTTTCAACAGCGCGCCAACCATTTCTCCGCCCTGATTGACCTCCGCTACTACCCGGTCCGCCTCAAACCGGCGAAACGCCCGCACCACGGCGGTCGCCCAGCTGGCCGGACTTTCTCCCGTCACCGAACAATCAGCCAGCACCACCGCCCGGCCCAGCCGGTCGAGACCGGCAACGACAATGCCGCAAACCGATTGCGCCCCTGCCCCGGAGGGCGGATCGACGCCGACCACAATGCGATGCAGCGGCTCGCTGAGCCGAACTGTCAATTGCTCCAGCCGGTCGCGCCGCCAGAGCGCATCCTCACGATCCTCGATCAACTCGCCATCCAGTTCCTGACGGCCCAGCCGCGTGCCGCCATAGCGGGCCTGCAGGGCCTCGATAAAGCCGGGGGCGAGATTGCCAGCATTCCCGAAGGTGGAAAGCCGGGTCAGCCTTGTGCCGGGGTCCGCCAACAATCGTTTGAGGATCGGCACCGGACGCGGCGTGGTTGTTATCACCTGGCGGGGATCATTCCCAAGCCGCAGGGAAAATTGCAGCATATCGAAGGTCTCCTCGCCATGCTTCCATTTGGCAATCTCATCGCACCAGGCATAGTGAAACTGCGGACCACGCAGGCTTTCCGGGTCTTCGGCCGAAAACAGTTGCGCCATCGCCCCATTCGGCCAAACCAGCCTGCGTCGGGAAATTTCCACCTCAGGGCGTTTGTGGCGGGCAATACGCGCAATGCCGGACAGACCATCCACCATCACCTCGCGGGCATCGCCCAGGGTTTCGCCCACCAGCGCGATCCGCACAGCGGATTTATCGCCAGCCGAAGCGATCTCATGCACCCATTCGGCCCCGGCCCGGGTCTTGCCGGAACCGCGACCGCCCATCAGCAACCAGTTGCGCCACGCCCCCTGGGGCGGCGCCTGCAAGGGATGCCGCAGCAAGGCCCAGCTGCGCGCCAGCCGCTGCAAGGCTGCAAGCTCCAGCCCCTGCATCACGTCACCGCCGTTGTTTCCATCCGCCTGAAGGGCTGAGATAACAGAATCATCGCCCTGCCGTTCGCTGATTGCCTGCGCCAGCAGCGATCCCTCATCTCCCAGTGCCGAAACCGTGTCACGCAGATTTTGCATCTCCCGGCGCAGGGCGGATAAACCATTGTTTTCGGCCTGCGATGCCGCCAGAAGGGCGGCACCCGATATGCCCGCCGACAGCCGATCCGAACGTCCTGTCACCTGCGATCCTCACGCTGTTGTCTGGATTAGCTGCTCGCTTGTCGCGCCCGGCGGGCCAGTTGCAGCAAGACTTTCAGCTTTCCACCGCTCAAATAGCAGCGCCGCCTTGGCATCCGCCTGGGTCTCCACCAGCGCCAACAGCCGGGCCTGGGCAACATCCAGCGTCTCGGTCTCGCCCGCCCGCTCTTCCTCGGCTTCGCGGTCACGGACCAGTTGGCGTTGCAGCGCATCGATTTTTTCCAGCGTGCGGACAATCACCGACATGGCTTCGGTCGCCGCCTTTAGATCGGCACGGGCGAGCTTTGCAGCCGCCTCATCGCCCCCCTCCATCAACGCCGCCGCCCCTTCGCGCAACAGCCGGAACTGCTCGAATTGCGCTGACATTTCCCGCGTTAGCTCATTGAGCAACCCGGCATAATGATCGCTCAAGGCCGCGAGATCGGCAGCCTTGATTTCCAGCCCGTCACTGAGGATTAACCCATGCCGGTCGCGGGCAAAGGACAGAGCCGGTAAAGGCCAGCAGCCGTAAAGCGATATGTCGAAATCATCCACGATGAATATCCTCCCGGCAGACGAGGCTCCCATCACAATAAGATGGGGGCTGCCACAACCAGAGTTAAAGCGCTGTAAGTATATGAAATTGAGCGTAAAAACCGAGCCGGGAGGACCGAAGCCGCAGATTTCCGACCGTAGACAAAACCTAACAAAACACCGTCACGGTGTCAATGACTATTTTCCTATTTAGGTTTTTTTTCTTATTTTTAATTTTGACGAAGACAACCGTCTTCCATGAAGCGGAGCATCACTCAACGCCCAATCAGCAGATGATAGAAGAGTGTCGAGACCATATCCGGTTTAATTTCACAATTGCCGGTTATAGCACCCTGCATTTTATAAAATGCCAAAGGACACGGTAACTCTTTAAAACTGCTGTGTTTATAGGCTAAGGCTGTTGAATCCGCCCCTCGTGAAGACATCACGAACCGCGCCACCAAGACTATTGAGATCCGAACGACAGAGACGCACGGATCTGTCTGGTTCAGCATACAACCGACTGAGGCTGTCTCTTATACACACCTGACGCTGCCGACGATAAGGCCCGCCTGGGCCTCCCCCAGCGCCACCAGCCGGGCCTGGGCAACATAACAGCACAGGGCGTGTGTGCCTAACTGCGGACC